AGAGAGCGCCTTTGGCTGGTGGCTCACTTGACGCAGTCGCGCTTCCTTCCGGGACCTTCCCGGAAAGAATGCTTGAGCGCTGTCGTCGAGCTTAAAGATCGACTGACCGGGCCGCGCCCGGACGGAAGCCAATGGCAGACGTCCGATGCGCAGTTCGCTTCTGTCGAACTTGCATGTAGCACAGTTGGATCAGAGAACCGGAATTCCCGGTATTCAAAAGACGTGAGATTCTCACATCTTTCTCTATCAAACTCTGCATGTCTCGAGTATACGAGAAAGGAAGGAGGAAAACTCTCCATATTATGGGGAAGCTTCCGCGAGTTCCTAGATTCTAAGGTCTCGGACCATTTCTCGATAACTCTGAAGTCTGACGACGACTTAAGGCAGATGCAAGACCTTCTTCGATCCGCCAAAAGAGCCGTCAGTCAGTTAAGTAACAAGAGAGTCAACCTTAGTACAGAATCCCCTAGGGAGATCTATACAAAAGGCCGGCACCTCTTAAGGGCTAGGTTGGACCACGCCGTTCGGACAACTACCATTGGTAGAATACCGCCGGGAATGACCCAACAGATGATCTATGACCTCTACCATCCAGAGCTCCCCGAAGTTTTCGCGGAGTTCACCTGGCTGGCTTACTATCTCCCTTCAGGATTCCTGATGAGAAATGTAGAAGATGCATATGATATAGCCGTCCTCAATCTCGCAGCGCGAATTGAAAGGAAGGAAAAGGAGCAGACTGGCGTCTTCGATGCTATTGGCAACGAAGTATGCTCAAAGGAACATATCGACCTTCCAATCTGGAAGATCGCTTACCTGTCTGAACCTATTAAAGCAGATTTCTTCCGGGAGCACCTGCCATTGACAGATGCTGACGGAGAGAAGATTCTGGACCTCCGCGCAGGCGTCGACAGCCGATTCGGCATGTTGTTATTCCTGTGGTCGGAGACTCAATATCGGAGATGGACGTCCAATGGACGGTTACCTTTGCCGGTGGATCCGGTACCCATATCCGAACCTGGCGTTAAAGCGCGGATTGCAACCAAATCACTGATCTGGATCAATCTTTACTTGTCGCCGGCTAGCCACCTAATCAAGGACACGATGTTATCGATACCTGGATGTAGGGTTGGCTTAAAAGGAGCAGACCACGCCTGGAACTTCGAAGCGTCCTTCGGACGACACGCAAGTTCATGGCGGGAGATAGAGGCTATCTCAACGTCCGATCTAACCGCAGCCACAGACTGGTTAGAACACGACGTTGCTGCTCGTGCTATGAAAGCGTTCCTAGGTGGTAGGTTTGACACCCACCCGGCCACTGGC